ATTTTGAAGGAAATGGGGCGGATAATGGGTCTCGACCCATAGGTTCAAAACGACAACAGCCCGCCCACGAATCAGGTTCGCAGGTTCACGTAGACGACCGACGACGACAACGCCGGCGCGGCGCTATCGACTCGGCGTGAATATCGCGATTGAATTCGACGAATCCGGCGACCGTTTCCGGTACACCGGGTCCGGCGACCGAACCGTCGAGCGACCCGGCGGGTTCCCGGCGAAGAAGTTCGTTCACGCGTACGCGAGCGCAACCCGCGAGATTCTAGCGACCGACGCGGAAGTTTGCGACGCGGTGAAGTCCGGTCGATGGGTGAACGTTCGCGACCTGGGCACCGACCACGTCGATTGTGGTTGCGGTTGCGGATCTACGTCGTCGCCTGAAGTCGAGACGGGAGAATCGTCACCGGTCGCCGAGTTTCCAGAACCTCAACCCATCGCGCCGACGGTTGAACCCGAACTTTCAAAACCGAAAGCGCGGAAGTAACCCCGACCGCGCCCGTTTGCGCTTCGGTCAGAGTGATTCGAATTTCGGCGGTCCCGTCGGATCCCTGGTCGGTAACCTGACCGGCGGCGGTCCCCGACGGCGTGACCGAAAGAAGCAGGATCGCCGACCCGTCCGCGTCGGCGTCCGACGTTTTGAGCGTCCACTTTGCCGCGTCGATGGTCTCACCCGACCGAAGTCGAACGAGATACGTCAGCAAGCAAGCCGATGATTTAACTACTCGGATCGGTTCCACCTTGCGACGTCGATAGCGCGAAGAACGCTGAACCCTCGCAAAGTTGCCAAAGATCGGCGACGATGGTCGTCGATACCGGCGCTTCGATCCGCGCGACTTCGAGCGGGTTGATCCGCAAGTCGGCGAAGATGACCGACCCGCCAAGCGAGATCCGCCCAGTCGCGGGCGATTGAACCCGCCGAAGCGCGACAGTCGAACCGGAAACCACCGCGCCCGCCGTCGCTTGAGCGTTCCGGCGAACCGTTCCGGCGACCGATCCCGAAATCGCGGCGCCCGCTGAGACCGACCCGCGAGCGGTGATCGCTGAAGATGCCGAACCAGAGACGACGCGACCGCCGATCGTTGATCCGGCGCGAGTAGCGCGACCGTCGATCGACCCCGACCGCGCGAGCGAACCGACCGCCGAAGCGCCGCGAGTTGCGACGCCCGACGCCGACCCGCTGAGAGCGGATCCCGCGACCGACGCGCCGTTTCGAGTCACGACCGCGAGAACCGTTCCGGTAATCGCTCGACCACCAAGCGCCGAACCCCGAAGCGCCGCGACTGCGACGACCGATCCGGAGAGCGCCCGACCGCCAAGCGCCGAACCGGACCGAATGAACGCCGAAACCACGTAAGCGGAACCGATCGCAAGTCCGCCGATCGCGGACGCCGCCGCGCCACGAGACGCCGATACCGATCCGCTTCGAGCAGTCGCGCCCGCCGCCGATCCCGCGCGGGATACGGTCGAACCAGCGGAACCAGCGAGAGCGGCGCCCGCGATCGCGGACCCACCACGACGTGCGAGAGCATCGACCGACCCCGAAATCGCGCGACCGCCCGACGCGGACCCGACGAACGCGCCTTTTGCCGCGACCGATCCCGAGATCGCTCGACCACCGGACGCCGAACCCGAAACAGCGCGACTACCGGACGCGGACCCGCTTCGCCGGAACCCGACCAAGAGCGCCGAAACCGAACCGGTGACAGGGTTGTTCGCCGCCGAGACCGTCCCGCCACGCGAGACTACGCCCGACGCGGATCCGGTGAACGACCGGTTCGGAGTCCCGCGACCGTTCCAAGCGATACCGCCCGGACCCGCGCGAAGCTGAACGATTCCCGAAACCGACCCGGAGTAAACGAGACGACCCGCCGCCATGCCGGAAGAGACCGCGCCGCCGATCGCGATTCCGCCCGTCGCGGATCCGCCACGCGAAACCGTCGCCGCCACGGTTCCACCAATCGCGGCGCCCCCGATCGCGTCCGCGAGCGAGTACGTAACCGTAACCGCGAGATCGTCGAGATACGCCGCCGGAGCGGTCGGACTGAACCCGCCCGACGGCGCGACGAGTTGAACCGAGAAATCGACGCCGAACCCCGACGCGTTGAAGTCGCCCGCCGAGACGGACGAGAGACCCGGGATCGACGACGTTCCGCCGAAGGTTCGCCCGGTGTACGTCGTCGCGAAATCATCGACCAGCGACGTACCGACGTTAAGTCCGGTCGCGCTTGGCGTGACGAGCTTTACCACGTCGAGAAACGCGCCGCCAGAACTCGACCAATCGCGTTTAGCGAGAAATTCGATCCGTATACCGGTAATGGTCGAACCCGCCGGGAGTTTTGAGACCGTATCCCTCGCGCTCGCAACCATCGACGTACCGGTCGCGCCCGGTAGCGACGGCGTATCCCCGTAAGCGATCGACGGGATCCCGCATTCGTCGAAATCCCCCGGCGCCGATAGCCCCGAGAGCGGACCGATCGAGTAATCGGACGGCGAAACCTCGTCGCGCGAGAACGAGGAAAATCGGGTCGTAAGTGACGGCATATACAGAAAAGCGCCCGGGCGGAAACGACCCGGACGCGTCGAAGTCGGGTCGGTTTACGCCGCCGTAATCTGAAGCTGAGTCGCCGGGATCGTGAAAGTATCCGACGTATTGATCGTCTTCGACGTCGAGAGAGCGAGAACCATCAGCAGGTTTCCCGACGACGCGGCGTCGTAAATCCCTACATGCGTGATCGTTCCCCAGTTCGCCGTAGCGGTCGGGAAGTTCACAGCGGCGACGTTCGAAATCATCTGAGCGCCGCCGGAGTTCGTCGGAGCGTTCCAAGATCCGTCAGCCTGGGTGACTTGCTGGCGAGCGTACGACCCGCCCGAGACTTCCGTCACGGTTCCCGCTTCAGCATCGGTGACCGCCGTCAGCAACCCGACGTAGATCGCGGCGGGTTTGTAGGCCGCCGTAGAACGGAAGGTCGCGTTCAGCAATAGGTTTTCGAGAAAATTCGTCGCGGCGGACATAACGTCGTTTCGATAGCGTTAGAACAAAACCCCTTGCCGGAGACGTTCGACCGCGATTTCGCAGTACCTTTCGTCGATTTCTATTCCGATCGCTTTTAACCCTCGCATTTTTGCGGCGACCAGCGTTGTACCACTGCCCATGAACGGGTCTAGAATAGTTGCCCCTTCAGGAGCAACGGAGCAGGCCCACGACATGACCTGCTCCGGTTTTTGTGTTATGTGTTCACGTTCTGCGCTCGGAAGTGTACCGACCCTGACAATACCTGCCGGGTAATCGTCGCGTTCCAATGGAGCGCCGTTTACGGCCCATACCGCGTATTCAGCCGCGTTCGAAAATCCAGCCTTAGACGGACGCCCGTACCCCTTGTCCCAAACCCCAATCCCTCGCCAGACCCAGCCCCCAGCCTGAACCGCGTCCGTAAGCGTAGGTAGCTGACGCCAGTCAATGAACGAAACCAAGTGAGCGCCCGGGACGCTGGCGTTCCTTGCGGCATTCATCCACATAGAACACCAAGCCATAAAACTTCTCTGGTCCCGATTGTCGCCCGTGAACGAGTTTTCGACTTCATCCATTTGCGTACCGCTTCGAACGTATTTTTAAACCGTTGAAGACATGCGGTCGCCCCGATACATGCCGCCGCTTGAATACGGTGGGTCGGTCACGACTGCGCCAATTCCAGAAAGAGTGTGCAGGACTTCGAAGCAGTCAGCGTTATAAATTGAAATCCCGTCGCACTCGTAATAAGCCTTTACCACGCTGATTCGATAGCGAAATCACGCGAAAACCTCGCCGTCGGGCGATTCTAGTTCCACTTCAGCGCCGCCGCGCGTGACGGTCATTCCGACCACGATCCGCCCGAAGCCGCGAGCGGTGAGAGCGACCGCAACCCCGCGCCCCGGATCGACGTTCTCGACCGACACTCCGGACCGAAGCAGTTTTCCGCCGCGCGACCGGATCTCGAATTCGACGCGGGATCCGCGAACCGTATACGTTGCGATTCGCCCGTCGAGAAATTGAACCGACGCCGCCGAGTCACCGGCGCCCGATCCCGGTTCAGCGTCCGCGCTAAATGCTTCACCGTCTACCGACGAGTACCGGCGAAGTTCGCCAGAGACGACCGCCACAATCGAAACCCGGTGAGAACCTTTCCCGTCTGACTGAACTTCGGCGGAAATTCCGCGACGCTCGACGCCAGAGATCGCGACGAACTCGGACCGGGCTTCGACGTTGGTCCCGGAGAACACGGCGCCGACGACGTTCGAACCCTTCACCGCGTAGACGATCCGCCGCCGGTCCGGGAGAATGACGATCGCCGGGAATACACCGGAGAGAACGTCGCCGACGAGTTCGAGCGCGGACCCGTCGAGCGCCGAACGGTAGATCCGAACCGTTTCGTTCGACTCGACCGCGATCATCGCGTACTGAAGCGACGAGTTCCGATCGACGCGAACCGCAACCGTCCGCGCGGGAATGTCGGTCACGGTCTCGACCCAAGCCGAACCCGGCGAATTGTCTTTATACGCCGTCAGCAAACGACCGCCGCGAACGCTCGCGCGGAAATGACGCGCGGCGACGTTAGCGTCTCGCGCTGGTCGTTCCCCGGATCCGACCGCCGCCATTCCGACCCAAGCCCAAGCGCCACGAACCGAACCAACCGGATAGAGCGGCGCAATCTGGCGCGGCGCCGCGTGATCCGGAGAGAACGAGCGAACCGACCACCATTCCCGGAACGAAATCGCCGGGTTTACCGGTTCGTTCGCCGCCGCCGGTTGAAACCAGTCGATTTCGTCGTACGTCGTGAGACCGTCCACGTTCGACGAAATCGCTCGCGGATCCCCGCGTAAACCCGTCACGCGAAGCGCGGCGCCCGGGACCGCCGGTACCGTTTGAAGCGTGACGCGGTTCGACCAGAGATATTCGAAGGTCGCGTTCGCACCGTCCCGAGAGAGCATCGACGCGCCGCCCATGCCCCAGTATCCGGCGAAAGCTTGAGAAATCGCCGTCGCCCGGAGATCGACGCCCGCGAGAACGTCACCCGGCGCGAGTCGATTCCCGCCCGCGTCCACGATTGCGGCGGCGCCGTCGAAGGTAGACGTCAGCCAGCCCGCCGGAGCGGACCAGTCGGGAGCGGAAACCGTGAGACCGCGCCCGGAAAGCGAAGTCGCGATCGCGAGCGCTGAACCACTAGCCCGCATCCCGTGGGCGAAATCAACGTTCCCCGCGACCCCGACGTCGCCGCGCCATTGTTCGAGTTCGGCGCGGGTTTGCGCAACTCCGGCGACTCGCGGGATCTTCACCGTCACCCCGGACGGAATGTCGATTCGAATTGTTCCGAACGCGCGAACGCCGTCGGAGCGCGGACCGCCGCCCGGACTTGGCGCCGACGCCGCCGTCTCGACGATTAGCCCGGGACCGTCGAGATTTTCGATCAACGTTTTAGGGGTTCCCCCGTTAAGCCTGGTCGGGTCGAGTAGATCAATCGTCACCGTTTGCAACCCTTCACCGACCGCTACGTCCCACGTTTTGGTATGCGATAGAAGCGGACCAAGCGAAACGACGATCGACACCGACACCGTCGTTGCGGCGCTCGCGTCTATGTCGATCTCAGCGAACCGGTACGGTTCAAGCGACAACCGGTTAAATTGTGGATCTTCGCCGCCGTACGAATAGAACGACCGATCCGCGGCGCCGACGAGCGTATCGCCGACGGATACCCCGTCGTTTCGGAACCACGGAAGAACCGCGACCGTTCGTTCCGCCGGAAGAGTGAGCGTCGCGACCCGCCGCGCCACGGTTCCCGACTCGTCGATAAACCGCGCGTCGGCCATGCGATGGGGTTCGATTCGCGCAAGAGAGACCGACCCGTTGAGATCCGCGAGTTTTGAGATCGACCCGCCGCCGAACGCCGACTTCGACCAGACCACCGCGACGGAGTTCCGGCGCGACCAAGCAACCGGCGCCAAGGTTCGAAAATCAGCGATCGCGACGTCGGATACTGTACTCGGCGGCGAAATACTCGACGCGTTCGCGCCGCAATAAATCTCGTCGAAGGTCCGGACGCGCTCGACCGGTAGCGCGAAAACCTCGTCCACCGGAGTCGTTCGGGAATGGACAAACTGGTCGATGTCGGCGGCGGCGTCCCCGTCGATGAGTCCAAGGATCACGAGCGCGGTTTTGCCTTCTACCGGCGAACCGTCCGGGTAGATCGGGCGGAACCTGACCCGCCACGCGGCGCGACCGACGACGTCGGTTTCCGAACGGTACGACGCGGTCGAAGATCCGCGACCGATCCCGGGATGCCCCGAAAGCAGTTCCGCGCGAGCCTCAGCGAATCCGGTTCCGTTCGCGATCGAGAGCCGGGACGAATGAACGACGCTTGACCCGTCGATCGAAGTCACCGTCGCGGTGTACGTACCGTTGCGCGACATATCGAACGGAACCGGGTCGCCGAGTAGTTCCGCCGTTTCGATGACGTGGTAACCCGCCACGGTCGCGCCGCAAGTGATGCGGAAGGGTGAACCGGTCGTGAACTCGTTCACGTCGTCCAAGTCCCGGACAGTCTCGACCCCGACGCCGAATCCCCGGTCGTCTACGCCGTACGCGCGATGATAGATCTTAGCGCCCCGGAACGAGTGTCCGACGTCGTATCCGTAGACCTCCGAGAGCGTCGGCGCGTAGATTTCCCACTCGTGAACGACTTCGCCCGCGCTGAAGTCGATACCGGCGAAATCTTCCGGACTACCGTTCGGGTTCACCGTCCCGGTAATGGAGTCGAGCGGATCAATCGGGTTCGTGATCCGGTAGACCCGGAACCGTTCACGAAGGAAGAAAAGCCGAACCAAGTCGGCAGAACGCGCCATATCTATTCACCGACCCAAACGTCGCGAACCGGCGGGTTTCCGGACGGTGGCCCGCCCCCTTGCGCCTGGGTTTGATCGGTCAGAACCGAACCGCGAAGCGGTGAGACCGACGCGAGACGCGCGAGCTTGTCGCGATCGACTCGGCGCCCGCGCTGAACCCTTAGAACATGACGCGCGACAATGGCGGAAAGCGAAGATTGACTATGCATTTCGAAGAAACTCCATTGTATATTTTCCGGTTCGGCGGACCTTTCCGTCCATCTCGACCGACGAGACCAGCGAGAACGCGACGATTCGCCATATCCCGAACCCGTCGAGCGTGACCGCGTCGCCGCGCCACGCGGGGAACCCGTCCGCTTTCATGATCGTTTGAGATTCAATCTCGACCATCCAACGAGGCCACGTCAGCGCGTTGTACAGTTGTTCGGCGACGCGCTCGCAAAGCGCGAGCGTCGTGAGAGACGGATCGGTAAACCCAAAGTCGCGCGGTTCGCCAAGCCAATTCTCGGGACGCTGAGCGACCGGGATTTCCGGGTCGCGCGAGCGCTGGTCGATCATCGAAACCAGAATCGGTCGGCGCCGCGACGGGTCTACCCCGGTGACGTGAATTCCGTTCGCTTCGGGTTCGAGTTTCGCTTCGTCGTACGACCGGTACACCAAGTACGCCGGGTCGCCGGACCCTCCGGGAACGTCCGCGATCCGGGAATAGAGCGTCGCCGCTGAAGCCTGAGACCGGTACAACCGGCGAACACGGAACGGGTAGCCCGATCCGTCCGGAACGCGGCCCGCGAAGAACCCGGCGACGTAGTCGTTCAAAATGCGGCGCATCCATTCGCCCGGACGATCCCCGACCCGAATCACGATCGCGAATTCGCCGCGCCCCTCCGGGATCGGTAGTCGAAAGTTTTCGATTTCAGTATCGGCGACAAGTTCCGAAGCCGATCCGCCCGCTTCAACGATGCAAAGCCGTAGCGCGTCCGCGAGCGTCATTCCGTCGAGCGGAATATCATCGACGAATTGAACGTTTTCTTCCGACTTCGAATAGTCCCGCGCTTCAAGTGACACAATGTCGCCCGCTTCGTCCGACCGGACGCGAAGCGACGCCGGTTCGGTCGCGCCTTCGATGATCGTTTTACCGTCGATAGAAACCGTGATCGGGCGGTTCGACGCGCGGGTTCTCCCAGTCGTCGTCGCCCAGTCGCGTTCGGGTCTGAAAACCGCCGACATTCGAACGGCGTCGAACTCTTCGGGAACGTCGAGCGAGAACGCCGTCAGCGAACAAAGGATCGACGACGACTGGTCCGACGTGAACGCCGTAGACGGCGCGATCCCGGCGCGAGCGCCGAGAAGGTACGGCGTCCGGGATCCGTTGCCGCTGAGATCGACGCGGACGCGAGCGCGGCGCCGAACGCCGTTCGGAACGAAGTCGGTCCCGATCGTATCGCTTTCAACGAGACGAACCGTCGCCCCGGACCCGATCGAATACGCGAAAGTCTCGACGGCTCGACCGGTCGCCGGGATACTTCGAAACGTTCCCGGGTTCCCGCAAACGTAACCCGAAGTCGCGAACGTGACCGGGTGTACCTGAACCTGCGCGGCGCCGGTCGGAATCTCGACCTTCAATTGTCCCGCCGGTAGGATCGGTTGTTCGGCGGTCTGGTCGTCGAGCGACGCGCGAGCGAACGCGAATCCGCCGCCGGTATTCGAGACGACGAGGATTTCGCGGAACCGCCACGGGAGTACCGTCAGTTGAACCGCGTCGGCGCCGGTTTGCCCCGCTTGGTTCGCTTTCGCCCCCTTGATCGAGTCGGACCCGGTCAGAACCCCGGATTCGTACACGTCAACCCGACCGGTCGCGAATATGGATAGTCGAAGTTCGTTCGCCGTTCCCGCGCCCCACGTCAGCGAAAGAACCTCGCGTTCTTCGGCGCCGACGTTCGGCGGGAATAGAATGACGCTGAACCCTTGGTTCGCGCCCCACGCGTCACGCGAGAATAGCGCGTCGTTCGTGGTCGTGTTCACGACGAACCAGTCGTTCGAGTTCGCGCCGCGATTGTGGTCGTACCACTTCGACGCGTTCCCGTTGGAACCGGTCGCGGAACCGACGTAGAAGTCGGAGAGACGAAGCCGACGGAACCCGCCGCCGGTCGAATTCCAGAACGTCGAAGAGAACGGCGACGGCATGAGCGCCGCCGTCGAAGTGATCGGGTCGATCCAGACGTTCGAGCGCTCGCGCGGCGACCAGTCGTCGAACGCCGCAAGTAGGACCATGCGCCGTTCCTTTACGCGCTGGTGAGACGCGTCGAGCGTCAGCGAGAGCGGGAATTGATCCGGCAACTATCCACCACCGTAAAGCGGGAGCGCTCGCGAAAGGAAGTCCGAAAAGAGTCGGTTGAGGCTTTCGTCGGCGCCGGTGACGCGGACGTCTACGCGGCGACCACCGCGAACCCGCCGGAGTTCGATCGGGGAAACCGCCGCCCGGGACAAGTCGCCGCCGCCGAGCGCGAACCGGTTCAGATCGAGAGCCTTTTCAGTGTTAACCGCCGTTTTCGTCGTCGCCGCCGCGATCTTCGAAAGCATCGACGCGGGCGAAGTCGGACCGTCTACCTTCGAGCGCGACGCGTTGTCCGCTTGCTTCGCTTGGTATCCGGCGAATTGGGATACTAGGGACGCTTGATCCTTCGCGATCGCTTGAAACGCCGGTAAGTTCTTGATATTGCCGACGCCCGCGTCGATCGAACTCGCGACCCCGTCGAACATTTTCGACGTGAGCGCGTAGATCCCGACGCCCGCCGCGACCGCCGCCGCCGTGATCGCAAGACCCGCGCCCGTGAGAGACGTCGCGATCCCTTGCGCCGTCGCCCACGCCTGAACCGCGCGAGCGACCAGCATAAAAGCCTTCGCGAGTTGAACGACGTTCGAGATCAGCGCGACCGCTTGAGCGCCGATAAAAATTCCGAACCCGATCTTAAACGCGGTCGAAAGATTTTCACCCACCGTCTTAAACGCGCCGGAAAGGTAATCGCCGACGTCCGCCGCAAGTCTCGGAAGGTTCTTCAGCGTCGCGACAACCCACGAGAGACCATGAACGAGCGCGGTCGAAGATCCTGCGCCGCCGAGATTGAAGATCGAGAGCATCGACCGGGACACCTGGTCGAGTACGCCGGAATCGACGAGAAAAACGAAGTACGACGAGACCACGTCGAGCGCCGGAACAAGTACCTTCGCGATCGCGTTCCCGATCGTTGCAAACGCTTGGAACGCCGCGTCGCCGAAGTTTTCGAGCGCGTTCCGGATCCCGCCAGAGACGCGCGGCACCTTTTCGAGTTGCGACACGACGGATTCAACGAACGCGGTCGCCGCGATCCCTCGTTTCTGAAGCGCTTCGGTATCAGCGGTCCCGAACGCCGCGATCATCGCTTGGCGAATCTGCGGAACCCGTTCGGCTAGCTGGTTGATTTCTTCAGCTGAAATCTTGCCCTTCGACGCGATTTGAGTGAGCGCCATAGAAACCCCGTCGAGTTCCGCTTTACCACCACCGACGAGCGCGAGCGAGCTCCCGAACGCCATAAGCGCCCGTTCAGCAAGGTTCGCCGAGAACCCCGCTTGTTGAAGTCGTACCGACCCCTGAACCGCTTCTTTCAGTCCGAGACCCGGTAGCTTCGCGACCTCTTTCAACCGCGCGAATTGTCGTTCCGCTTCTTCAGCGGATCCGGCAGTCGCGACGAGCGCCCGTTTCAGGGAATCCATATCAGCGGCGGCGTTCACCGCGACAGCGGCAAACCCGACGGCGGCGGCGGTTGCGCCCACGATCGCGGCGGTCGTCGCTGAGAACGCGGCGGACGCGAGCGAGCCGAACCGAGACGCGGCGCCGGAGAGTCCCGCAAACCCTGAGTTCGCGCGGGAATTCGCCGACGCGAGCGCGTCGTTCGCCGTGACCAGCGACCGAACTCCCTTCGAAGCGCGGTCGTCGAGCGTGTATCGCTGAATAACTTCGTCAACGGTGACCGACATTGTTCATTCGATAGCGAAATCAGTCGCCGACTAGGTCGCCCTCAGTCGCCCGCGCGTCCGCGTTTGCCTCGTCTTCTAAAAATCGGAGCGCTAGAAATTCGAGTAGTTGTGATCGTTCGCGGATCGTCAGGTCGTCGGGATGTTTTCGGAAGACGTCTCGCGCGACGGTGAGGATTGATCGGCGCCAACCGTCAGCGCGGAGAATTCCCCCAGTTCTTCGACGATGGTCGATTCGGACTCGACTTCGGCCCGGGTTTGCGCCTCGTTCATAGCTTGAAACGCCGCTTCGAAAACGAACGCCGCGTCCCGCGCGAGCTTCAGCCAGTCCGCTTGAGACCATTTCGGGTCGGTCGCGACCTGCGAGAGAAACCACGCGTTTACCGCGACGGTTCGGTTCTCCGGGCGAACCGCGACCAGCGCCGGGGTACACGCTTTCGAATAGAGGATCTTCGCGAACTTTTCGGCCCGCGTTTTCATGCTCGCAAGTTCCGACGCGTCGGTAACCGTTCGAAACGTGAGAGAAAAACCGCGCCCGAGATCCACGGTATGAACCGTCGATTCCGGGCGGAATGCTGAGATCAGATCATCAACGCTAAAGCCTGCCATGACGGGCAGTCGATAGCGCTACGCGACCGTTAGAGAGCCTTGGCCCTTGATCGTGAAACTCTGCTTTTGCAAACTCGACCGGTTCACCGAGTGAGATCCCGACGTGAGAATCCCGGTCCCGGTGTACGCGTTCGCGCCCGTGTTGAATACCACCGTGATTTGATTGTCACCGGCGGCGGCGGCGAGCAGAAACGCGGCGTCGGCAACGAATAGAGACCCGGTCAGTTGCCACGACTTCGAGATCGACCACGCGTATTCCCAGTCGTCGCACGCGCCGCGAGCGTCCTCGGTCGTGATTTCGACCGACATTTCAGCGGTTTCGAATTCGCAAAGGATATTCGTTCCGTCGAGCGTAAATACCGTCGCGCTTCCGCCGCGCTTTCGTGCTGAGACCGCCATAACGCCGGGTCGATAGCGACTACGTCGAGCCGACGATTTTCGACGCCGCTTCGCGGAATCCGCGCCGCGAAAGTAGATTTTCTTTCTTCCGCCGCTTTTCCATCTCGCGCCAGAATCCCCGCGACCGCATCCGCTTAGTACCGGGCGGCGAAATCACGTACATAGACCCTCTCGCGATCCGACCGTCGAACCACAGGTCGTAGACTTGGCGATCGAGCGTCCGGATCTTGCGCGTCGTTTTTAGTGCGGACTGAAGTTTCCCGCGTTGCCGGTTGATCGGTAGGTTCTTGATCGTCCCGAACTTCCCGGACTTCTTGCGCCTCATTTGCGTTCGACGCGCGAACGGGTGTCCCATCGCTTGAAGAGTTTTCGTCGAGACGCCGCCGCTGGTCAGTTCGACCGCGTGTTCGCGCATGGTCCGGACCAAGTTGTCGTGAGCCGTGAACATGAGCGACCGTATCGCCCGGTGACGCCGGTCGAGTAGAAGCGAATGGCGGCGCGGTTCGCGTTTCCCGGATCCCATGAATACCGATAGCGAAGAAAAGAAGAACCCGCCCGAGTGATCGGAGCGGGTTTTCTTGGATGGACTGACGAACGAACGAAAAACGGTTACTCGACGACGTCGATCGTAAACGTCACGGGAATCGTGATCCCCTTAAACTTCACCACCGTACGAATGTCGATCGCGCCGTTCCCGGGGTTCGCGTCCGCAAGATCAATAACGGTCGTCGCGTCGTCGATCGCGCCTTCGATCGCGTCGTTCTTCGTGACGTCCACGACGACGGGCGGGATCGAGATACCAGCGATGGAAACACCGAACGAGAGCTTTTCATTATCATTCATGACGCCGAGTCGATAGCGTCGCCACGAGCGACCGGATCTCAGCCGCGAGCGTCGAGTTTGTCTCGGTCATATGCGAGACCCGTTCGGATAGCTGGTCGATCGACTTTTGCTGACGAGTCGCGAGAAACCCGACCAGCCCCGCGAGAATCGCCGGAGCGGTCCACCCTTCCCAGTTCGACGGTAATCCGTTCGTGACGTCAGAAAACAGAGCGACCGCCGCCGCGAGCGAGCTACCGAACGCGACCGCGCCCGCTTCGAATTGTGAGAACGTCACGAGACGCCCCCGAAGTCGATAAACCCGTATCGCGGCCCGCTTTTGAAAATCTGAAGAACGTCGCGTTTCCGTTCGGCGACCTCGTAACCCTCACGGGATCCGCCCGCGTTCGTGTTCCCTTCGATCGTAGCGACCACGTTTCCCGGGAGAACCGCGCGGACAAACCCGGTATGACCGCCGCCCGAAGCGTTCCAAACGAACGCGGTCCCGCGACCGGGAACCGGCGACAACCGCCCGGAGTTCGCCGCCCACTTCCAGAGCGAGTAAGTCGAAGCCGGGTTCGACCAGAGCTTTCGTCGATCCGCGCCCGCCACGACGAGACACCAGTAAACGAAAGCCGCGCACCACGGCGCCGGGTTTCTGAGACCCGCGATCCGAAGGTAAAGCGAGACCGCCGGTCCCCAGTTCGAACCGCGCGGAAACTCGGCGACTTTCGCGTCGAGTTGCGAGCGAGCGACGAAAAGCGCCCGTTCGGAGAGCGGGAGCGCCGCCCACTCGTCAGCGGTGACGCGAGTCACGAAATCGGGCTTCGGTGAAACCGGCATAGTAACCAGTCGATAGCGTCAGCACTCCGAGAACGACGCGGAAAACCGGACGCCGAGTACCGCCGTAGACTCGCGCGGCGCCTCGTCCCAGTCGGCGTCGATGATCCCGGCGAATTCTTCGATCCCGTAACTTGCGGTCTCTTGAACCGTGAACGCCGCCGCGAACGACTCGATCATCGCGGACTTCGCCCGGTCACCTTCGCCGGTAAGTTCGCCGTGATACCAGACTTCGACCGACGGGATCGAGTAGTCGAACCCGCCCGCGAATGGCGTCCGGGAATCCTCGTCGAACGTGATAACGACAAACGGCGTCGAGAGCTTCGCCGCGCGGTTCGGACCGATGACGACGGCGGACGCTGAGACGCCCCACGCGGAAACCGCTTTCGAGATTAACAGCGCTAGAAAATCGTTCATGGTTTCGGGAGTTCGGCGACGATGACGGCATGGTCTACGCCGGTCCAGAATTGCTCGACCTTCGGTTCTGCCATGACCACCAGCGAGAGTGAGCCGAACGCGAGCCGGTCCCCTTGGTGGATCCCCGACGCGTCCGCTGGTTTCGTCATGACGATATAGCCCGACGAAGTCTCGACCCCGGCGCGGGCGAACGCTCGCGAGAACGTCGCGGGTTGAACGCTCGCGCGGATCCGGCGACCTTGGTCCGGGAACCCGACCGATTCTTCAGCCCCCGAGATACCAGCGACCGGAACCGCTTTCGTATGCGTCACCCAATGCGGGTAAGGGTTCAGCACAAGACACCACCGCGCCGATTGTCCCGAACCGCTTTCGCGAACCGCTTTCGCAAGACTTCGATCGCGGAACCCTCGTCGGAACTTCGAGACGCCGTCACGTCTCCGACCTTTTGCGAAATCAAGTTTGCGTGATGTTCCGGGTTCGCTTCCGCGTACAGGACCACGCAATAACCGAGAATCGCTTCAAACGCTTCGTCGCTGAGTTCGAGAGCGCCGCCAGCTTTTGCCGTTACCTTCAGCGTGGTACCACCGACCAGCACGTCGAGCGACCAGCGCGGGTCGCGGGTTTGATTCCATCGGTAGCCGACGTTGCGATTTTGCGCGGCGTCGTCGATCAGCACAACCGCCGTATCAAACTCGAACACCCGGAGCGGAAGAACGAGCGACGCGACCCAGTCGCCGTCGTAGACGACCGTGTTCGCGGTCGCGATGAACGGGGAAAATCCGGTCCCGCGCTCGAACGCTGAGATCGCACCCGACCGAACCCGCGCTACGTCGGACGTATCGCCGCCAACGGGAAAACCGGCGGCGGAAAGATACGCGTAGACTTCGGAGTCGGTCGGGTAGGGCATGGGGTTTTACTCGGTTTCGGGATCCTCGTCGTCGCCGGTTTTCGGATCCACTTCGGGACCACCGGTCACCGAGTAGGACACGACAGCGACGTCGTCCACGTACGAAACCGAAGCGGTGACCAGCGTCGCGCCGCCGGTGAAGAACGTCAGCAGTTCAGCGGCTACGCGGTCGTAAACCTCGTCACGCTTACCACCCTTTTCGACGCCGATCCACTCGGCAAGATCCTTCAGGTCGCCCGCCTTGAATTCCGAGAGCGCGAGCGATTTCCCGTCGATCGTGACGACGAGCGCTTCGCCTTCGAGCGCGACCGTAAACGCGAAATCGCCGGTCGGAGAAACCGCACCAGCCGGAACCACTGGGACCGGATCGGAAACAGGTTCGGGAAACGAAGCCACGTACGCCGATTCTAGGTCGCCGGTCAGTTCGTCGCCGGGAGTACACGCGAGCGAGACCGCCGAGACGTCATGATCCGCGACGAGTCGAGTTCGCGATTCGTCCCAGCAAAGCCGATGTTTTGCAATTGTTGCCATAACGCCGAGTCGATAGCGCCGGGTACGTCTAAAGCGCGACCAACGTCGCCGCCGTCCCCGCATTCCCGCCCGTACCCGCCGTACCCGTCACCGTACACTTGTGAAGTCCGACCGTTGTCGATGAACGCCAGACTAGATCGCCAGCGATACACGAGTAAAGTCGCGTGATGTCAGATACCGGGAAATCCGGCGAATGAACCCGAATATTTGCATGAGCCGCGTTTGCAAAAATGGTCCCGCCAGAAAGCGAACCACTAAAAAGGTTACCAGCCCCGCGAATCGTGACCGCAATCGACGAACCGTTCGGACGGATAACGTTTTCGGTAAAACTTCCAGAGTTCCCACTCAGAACGTAAACCCCCGACGCTCGCGGAGTGAACATAGCGTACGCGCCCTTAAACGTGTTCCCGACCGCTACAATCTCAGGAGTTCCAGAACTTGCGGTTTGCGAATGGTCGCCGAGATACGTCCCGCCCGAAAGGTAGTTCCCAATGTAGGCGAGTCGGTCAAGACTTCCGGTAACTTGCGCGATTGAAGTCGAAGTGTTCCCGCCGGTCGAAACGCAATTTTGAATCGTGAGCTTTCCGCCGCCGGTGACATTACTCGCGAGAATCGTAAACCCGCCCGTACACCCGACATCTTTCGCGCCGTCTACCGTGACATCAGTACAGTTGCCGGTAATGAAAACATCTTGCGCCCCGGTCCGAGTCGTCGTACCGAACCGCTGAACGTTGCGAACCACTACCCCGCGCTGAAGCAGTCCCGCCGTTAAGCGAACGATGACCCCGGTCGCCGCTGGACAATCGTGGTAGATATTTTGCGCGACGATGTTCTCGACCGACGTCGTTCCGGAAAGGTTCAGCGCACCTTGGCCCGACGAGTCTCCAGAATCTTCGATGATCTCAAACGCGGCAACGGAACCGGTCGTAGTGCGAGAACGGATACCGTCAACCACGATGTTCCGCGCCGTTCTCTGCGTTCCGCTGGTTCCCGCTTTTTGAGCGATGATCCGTACCGTCGCTTGAGAAACAAGCGTCGCGTCAACGTTGCGCACGATAATATCGTCTAGATCGCCCTCCGTCGTCCTCCAGTTCGCGTAGTCCGTCGCAATCAATGCGACAATGTTGTCGTTCAGGTTTGGAGCCGAGATATTCTCGAAAAGCCACGCAACCGTCGGGACCGGCGACTGAGAATCGACCGTCGTGTCGTCCCCCATGATATGGATTCCGTCCGCGTTGGAGCTTGCCCCGGTAATCTGGTCGAATACGATGTTCCGGACGATCCCGTCGCGCCCGCCCGAAATAAGAATGGAGTTACCGCCCCATACCCGCACGCGGACGTTTTCAATCAAAACATTCGAACACCGAATAAGCGTGAGCGGACTTTGATAGTGCGACCCGTCAGAGAGTCCCGCCGTCGTGATGTTCGGAAACTGAGACGTTCGCGCTTGGTTGCTCGACGCGATGACCGTCAAGTCTCGAACCGCGATCCGCTGGTTACCGGCGAAGCCGCTTTCGTTCACGATAACCGGTCGCGGAGTAGCCGCCGCCATTGTAAGCGAAGTTGCGAACATGCCGGAACCGACGAGCCGGACGCCGGTCGGGATCAAAAGCGACGCGTTCAGGTTGAAGGTTCCAGCGCCGAGCGTGACCGTTCCACCACCGGCAGATTTTGCCGCTTGTAACGCCGCGTTGATCGCGACGTCGTCACTGATACCGGACGGAAGAAGCAACGCGACCGGATTCAATCGGGCGGCGCCGACGGTTCCCGGTTGATCTCCGAAGGTTCTCGACATTATGCGACCCGCCCGATAACCCAGTCGCCCGCCGCAATTGTTCGGAACGTCGCTTTATTCCCCGACGCCATAGCGGTTCCGCCAGTAAGCGCCCCGACTGTATCGACGTTCACCGACGCCGAGAACGTCAGCGAGACACCGACCGCGCCGTCCGGGATCGTGCCGCCCGCGATGGTCGCGAAGTCGGTCACGGTAGACGCCGTAATCGTCGCCGTCCACGGGTTCCCGACCCGGCACCCGTACAGGTCGAGCCAAACCCCGGACGCTGAGACCGAACCCGCCGCGCCGATCAAACGGTACGCAGAAAGCGCGGGCGGACTACCGAAAAAGTCTACGCGTTGCATTGTGATGAGTCGATAGCGCGGACGGAAAAGCGCCCGCCGGAAACCGACGAGCGCGAGCGTCTCGAATCCACTAGGTCGAGCGCGGGTTCTTACGCCGCGCGAGTGACGAGTTTCCAGACCGGCGACGCGAGCGTCCCGGTATTGATATAAAGATTCGCGTTCGTGGTGTCCGCTAAAACCGCACCCTTCGGCGCGATATTCGCGTACGTGGTCCCGTCGGTCGGCGCCCCGGCGTTCGCGTAGATGACCGCAACCGTCGGCGTCGATGTAAGTCCTTGATTTTCAACCGGCATAACGCAAGGTCGATAGCGACAAACGGAAAACGCCCGCCGCAATTTACGACGAGCGCTTCCGCTACCTGGCGAACGAACGGACCCCGTTAGAGTCCGGTCAGTTCATATACCGCCGTGACGCGAGTCAAAGCGAGACCAGCGCGAACCGACGCGCGGAACCGAACGATTCCGTTCGTAAAGTCCGACGCGTGAGCGTTGGTCACTTCGAGAACTACGCCGCGCTTGTAAACGAGAATCGTGTACGCCGAGTCGAACACGAGCGAGCGACCTTGCGTCATGGCGGTCGTGATGATCGGCATGAGACCGAACAGCGGTTGAACGTAACCGACCGTCGGATCCCACGCGATAGGGTCGCCCGTCGCCGACTTGCCCTGGCGGAATTTTTGGTAATCCGTCGGGTGGACGATCATCGTGTTCGGAGTCGTTTCGCCGTTGGCTTGAACCGACGCAATCGCCGCCGCTAGCGCGTCGTCGTTCGTTTGAGAACCCTTCGCGCCAGTGTTGATCCCGGCGAAGTTTCGAAGTCCACGAATGTTCGGCGCGGTTCCGTTACCGACGATGATTTGATCGTTCAACCGGCGGCGAACGCCGTAGATCATTCGATCGTTCAGGTACGGCGTCACGTCGCCCACGTCTTCGAGTTGTTCCATCGAAACCGGGAGCGAGTGACCGATCATTCGTAGCGAAACGTCGGTCATGGTAGTGACGAACGTCGATTCAGCGAACGCCGACGCCGTAGCTTCGACCGATTCCGCCCGTTCCGCCGCCGCGTTCGTCATGGTCGATTCGAGCGGGAACGTATACGTTGGCAAAGGCCACGATTCGATGGTCGGCATGACGTCGAGCAAGTCGAGCGTTCGTTGCGGCGACCCGACATAAGCGCCGCGACCGAGACCCGGCGCCCAGCCCGCGCCGGTGGACATGACCGCTTTCGCGTCCACGTCGAGCGTGATGCCGCCCGGTCGTGAGAGTTGCGAAACGATGTCGCGGTCCGACTTCGACGCGAAATCAGCGAACGCCGACTTGAGATCGGTGAACTCCGGAGCGGCGCCCGCGTCGCCGGACTGAACCGGAGCAACGTTCGGACGCTCGCGAACCACGATCCGCGAATTCTTCGCTTCGAGATCCGCAACCTTCGCGGTTTTCGCTTCGAGCGCCTTCGCTTGAAGGTCGAGCGATTCGACCTCAGCGGACTTCGCTTCGATCTCGGCGACCACCTCGTCGGGAATGTCGGCATGGAACTTCCCGTCGTCGCCGCGATGCTTCGCGAACAATCCTTCGAGTTCCACGCGCTTCGCTTTTAGCGCTTCGATAAGTTCGGTATACGTCATTTTCTTTTATCGCCCGCCACGGAACCGCAAGTAAAGCGAGTTCAGCGGCGAAACCCTCGCGCCGTCGATAGCGTCCGGAGTCGGCGCCGATTTTGCCGCGACTACGCCCGCTTGATCGTTCACCGGGATCGCCACGGCGCCCGCTTCGTATAGCTTCAGTTCGGTAAGGTCGCGAACCGTCCGACCGTTCTCGGTGACGTCCTTCGCGCCGATCGTCTGATAAAGAATCGAACACTTCACCGACTTACCGCGATCAAGTCGCTCGCGAATCACGGTTCGGACGTCTTGCGCCTCGCGCGTCGAGTGAAATTCGAACTCGACGTACAACCCCTTCGCATCTTCGTAAGCGTCCGCGATGGTCGCGACCGGTAGCGCCGTCCCGAAATGGTTGTACGACGCGTATCCGGACGACTTGAAGAACTCCAAGTGTTTCGCGAACGCGCCCGGGACGATCCGGTCGCCGACGGAATCGACGTTCCCGAATACCGCGACGTGACCAGCAAAACCGCCGGGACCGTCGCCGCCCGATGGTTCGATCATCTTGATCTCGAACGTTAGTTCGTGTTTCACGCGCCGTCGATAGCGAAAAAATGACCGGGAACGACTCGAACGTCCCGGCCTATGTATTGTCTTGGCTTGCTTCGTGTGTTCTGGACTTGTTGAAAATCTAAACCTTGCGGCGCGAGAGTCGATAGCGCGTTACGCGGACGCCGCGACGCGCGGCTTCGAGCGAGACGGCGCCGAGACGACCCCGGACCCGCCGCGAGAAATGTCGTACGGATCCACGTAGTCAAACCCCGACACCTGGTCGCGGACGCGTCGAAGTTTGCACCGACACCGCGAGCGACAGTCGGTATCGCACTGACCGGGTTTCGTGTAAAGTTCGTCGATCTCGAACGGCGAAAGTCGCGCGAGTTCCAAGCAGTCCGCGCAGTGTTCCGCGAGTCCTAGTTCCCACTCGAAAGTATCGTCCGGTTCGCTGAACACGACGAACGCTTCGTTCGCGGATCCCCGGACCGATTCGAGATACATGAAAGCGCGGTTCCTGATCGCGGGAACCGATACCTTTCCGTCCGCGCTGGTGTAGCGTCCCGAATCCAAGTCGTCGAGAAACCCTTCGGCGAATTCCGCTTGTCGATCGACGAGTTCCCGCGCCAAAGTCCGGTCGTCGTCGCCGATCCGACCCGTGACGCCCGCGAGCGTCCGACCCTGATACACGGCGCCTAGATGAACCTCTTCCAGAATATCAGCGAACCGCGCCGCGAACGCGTCCACGTTGCCGGTACGTTCGAGTTTCGCAATCGCCGCTTCGAGCGACGAGACGCCGCCGCGAATTAGGTTCAGGTACGCCGATTGGCTCATGACGATTCAATCGACTTTTGAGACCGCGCCCGGAGATTGTTGATCGCCGACGCTCGACCGGTACTCGACTGAGACGCGAACGCGTCGCCGCCGTCCACCGGCGGGAGTGCGACCAGCGACCGCGCTTCGTTCCGAGTGATAACGTCACCTTGATACGCTTCGACCGCGCGTTTCGACCGCGCGTCCGCGTTTTCCTGAAGTTCTTCGATCCCGGACGTATCGAACGCGACCGACCCGCCGCCGAGTTCGCCAGCGAGACCGATCGTCAGCGTTTCCGCCATGAGTTGCCAATAGGACATACAGAACGACCGGTAAAACACTTCGACCGCCGCCCGGTAATTGTCGTACTTCGGATCTTCGCCGAGACCGGCGACAATCGGCGGAATCCCGATCGCGGAGCAGATTCGGCGTTCGGGAACGCGCCGGATCGTGTCGAGCGCCATTTGCTCAGGACTGAACCCCGGCGTCGAGACGTCCACCGGGACGGTAACCACGATCGCGGAACCACGGTTCCGACCGCTGGTCGCCCGCTTGAATTTTTCCTTTATCAGTTCCGCCGTATCCTCGTCGAGTTCGTCGCCGTGGTCCTTGAGAGAGATAATCGCGCCCGGTACGCCGAGATTCGAAAGAAGAGAGCGCGTATACGCGTTCGACTCCGAGTCGGTAAGGATCTCGTCGGTCAGCGCCGCGAACCCCGAATAACCTCGCATCAGGTCGGATGGGTGTACGCCGTCCTGAAAGTGAATCACCTTGTCGAGCGGGAATTGTCGCCCGCGATACGAGTAGTAAATGGGGATTCCGCCGCCGTCGCGCATGAGCGACATATCCCCGGGCAAAACAGGCCAGAGTTCTTCGACGCCCGCGAGACCTGAGACCCGGACGACGTACGCGTCGCCGGTGATAACGAGACTCGACATGATCGCCGAGATCAGCGCTCGCGGCATGACGTACGGATTCGGTTTCGAGAGCAGTTTCCACGCGCGAGAATCGGTAGACGGTTCTCCATTCGAGTCGAGAACCACGATCGGCGCCTTTCGCATTCCCCGATCAATCGCCCGCATGACCGAAGCGACCGCCGAGTTCTGGTATTCCGTCCGCGCGTTGTTCGAAAGCACCAGACCGGCGCCGCCCTGGAAAATCTGAAACGATTTCCGTTCGGGTTTGCGCTCGCCGCCGCTGAACAATCGCCGAAATAGACTCACGCGGGTTCGATAGCGTCACCGGTCAGTAAACGCGGGTTTTCCTCTTCGCGTTTCCGACGATCTCGCGGAACGCGTCCGACGCCGCATCGACCTGGTCGTCGTGACCACCGTTCGGGAATTGCCGATGTTCTTCGATGAACTCGGCGTTCCACGGCCCGCGAACGAGCGCGAAGTTCCCTAGGTTCACCTGAGCCGAGTAGCTTTCCGCGCGAGCGGTTTTCGAACCGACGGGACGCGCGAACCGAACCACGAACCCCGCAAGCATCCGGCCCCAGTATTTAACCTGCGCTTTTCCGGCGGCGCCCGGATCCGCCGGGAGAACTTGAACGACTTCGATCCCGTCGTCGTTCGCCGTCTCGACGATCAGCGTATCGCGCTCGCCGGTATCAACCTTCGAGCGCGTCACGTCGCGAATGTAGAAGATCGCGGTCGATTTATCTTCGCCCATGAGAACCGAAGCGGTCGCGTCGCCGCCGCCGCGCGTTGCCGCGACGTCCCACGCTCGAACCCAAGCGAGACCGACCGGAGCGCGATCGACGATTCGAAATTCGCCGACGTTGAACATGTCGCCCGACAATGGCGTCGGGTTTTGCTGGTAGAGAGCTTCCCATCCGCGTAGACCGTCGCGCCGCGCCATGTTCGAGCGGATCCGCCGAAGCGCTTCGATCGGATACCGGAGAGTCCAGAGCGCGGCGCCTTCGTCTCGACCGAGCGGATCGTTCGGACCCGCGATCGCCGCGAGCTTCAAAACGTGCCACTTGTCAGCGTCAGCGTCGCCCGATTTCTCGCGAGCGTCGAGCCGTCCCGCTAGGTCGTCTTCATGCCAGAGCGTCCATATCCCGACGATCCGCCCGCCGGGTTCAAGACGGGTATAGATTTCGTCGGTATACCAGTCGTCGAGCGTATCGCGAAACGCGATCGAATCCGCTTCTTTCCGAGACTTGATCGGGTCGTCGATGATGATGTATTGGAACCCTTCGCCCGTGGGCGGCGACCCGACGCCGCAACAGAGAACGAGACCGCCTTCGTCGGTCGCGAACTCGTCCGCCGCTTTCTTGTCCGCCGCGATGTTCACTCCGAGACGCGCCGCAAGGTTCCGGATCCGGCGCCCGAGACGCCGCGCAAACTTCGCCGTATGGCATGTGACGAGAATCCGAAGCGTCGGATCACGAAGAAGCAGATAGACCGGATACATGACCGTCACGGTCGCGGTTTTCCCGTGACGCGGCGGCATATGAATACGAACCCGGTCGAGCGTCCCGCCGGTTACCTCGTCGATCGTCGAAGCGATTTTAACGATATGCGGCGCCGTAAAATCGAACGACGGATCCGAGTTCGACTTCAACCATCCGAGATAGTCGCGGCGCCGCTTGTCCGGACGCGGCGACGACGCCCGCTTCGCGTTCCCAAACCTTGCGAATTCACCACCGAACCAAGCGGACGCGGGATTCGGCGCAACCTTCGAACCCTTCAGCGTATGAAACATTATTCGCCGTCCACGTCGAGCGATTCGGCGACTTCGGTCAGCGACTGAAGATCATTCGCGTTCCCGACCGCGATCGCCGCCGCGAGCGATAGTAGTCGCCGCATTTCGGTCGAAAGCGACTTGATCCCGTCGCGCCGGTCCCGTTCGGAGAGTGAAGCATCGGAGCGGATCCGGTCCGCTTCGTGACCGATCAGCGCCGCCACTCGGTGATACGCTTCTTCCATCGTTGCGGACATTCGCTTCGCGCGACCCATCGGCCCGCCGTGATCGACCGCCGCGATCCGCGCCGCGATGGAATCCGAGACTTCGACCGGTTCTGGCGCCGGTTTTCGGTTGCGCCCGTACTGATGCTTCGTTTTCGATTCCAGACGACCCGCCGCGACGAGTTTGTCCTTGTAACCCGAAATCGTCCCCTTCGAGATCGTACGCCCGGTTTCCTTCGTCACCGCTTCGACAATCTGGCTAAACGTCGCGTTCTGAAGTAGCATCCGTTCAGCGAGACCGCGCCCGGGATGGTCCGGGTTCGTGATCGGGATCTTCGCCGGTCGTCCCACTTAAAGCACCCCCGCGAAGAGTGAGAGTTGTTCCGGTTTTTCGGGTTTACCGGTCGAAATTGGCGGCGAAGGTCGGCGACGATTCCTCCCGTCGTCGCCCGCAAAATCGAACGGTAGCGGGCATTGTGTTTCGATTCGTTCAAACGTCCGGCCCTGCGCCATATATGAAACTACCATGTTCGGAGCGAAAACGGATCCGAGAACGTACCTCGCGACCCGGGTCCGGACCCCGGAGAGTTTCGCCGCGACTCGAATATCGCCGGTCGATTGAAGCGACACGAACAATCTACGCGCGAGCGGGTCGCTCGTTCGTTCGATAGCGTCGGCGATTTCTGGCGCCGTGGTGTCCGGAGCGGTCGCCCGGTCGAACAGCGGTTCCGCTTCGTCGTCGGTCGGGTTGAATACGGTTCGGTCGAAACGCCGCTGGTCCTTCTTGTTGAGATCCATCAGCGCCCGCGTTACGATCGCTCGAAGGTATCCGGAGAACCGATCGCACTTGTCCGGGTTGTAATGGTTGATCGCCCGAGCCAGAGCGAAGAGCGCGGCGCCCCGGTGATCGTCCGGATCCCCACGGTTTTCGCGCCCAAACTCCCGCGCTACCGTGAACACGTACGACCGATAATGACGCGCGATCGCGTCGCGAGCGTCCGCGTCGCCCGACTGCGCACGCTTGAAGATAGCGAAATCCAAGTCGTTTTTCATTTCAATTCACTAGGTTTGAACGCTTCCAAGAAACCACCGTGGTTTCTTGAATGGTTTCTTCCTTTTGCATTCCGCTAGTTTTGATTTCTGGCGCGTTTTGAACCTGCGGCCCGGACGAAGTCCGGGTACGGTTCTCCCTCCCGACCCTCCGAGACAGAGCGTCAGTCAAGAAACCAAGAAACCATATTCACCGGCTAAAAGGAAGAAACCACCAAGAAACCAAGAAACCACGTGGTTTCTTGCTAGTCGTTCACCCCCGACCAATGCGGCGCAACCGCGCCGACTTCGTCGTCTGCGAATGGATCCAAGAGACGGAGGAACCATGTTCCCCCGCGCTTTTGAGACTCGCATACCTTGCGCTTCGCCCTTGACCACGAACCGCCGCGCGGCGCCAATCCGACCGATTCCGCCCGATCTTCGATCTCGCGAGCCGGAACCCATTCGACCCCAACGTTCGCCCGAAGAAACTCGGTGATACGTTCGGTCGCTGATTCCGCGCCGGTAGATCCTTTGTCGAACGGATTGTCGAACTCGTCGAGCCATTGAACTTCGTTCCCGACTCTCCGAAACGCCATAGCGTCACCCGTAGGATTTAGCAAACTTCCCTTGTCGTCAGTAATGACGACGACCCCTTTCGTTTCGGGATGCTTCCGCATGTGGAGATTCCCCCGGAACGAGTTTCGGAACTGAACCGTTCCGAGTCCGGAGAAATTCCCATCTTTCGAGAGCGCCGATTTCGGGACGT